TCGGTCCAGATCGTGCCCTCGCCCTCGATGCCGTCGTACTCGATCCCGGCGTACGTGAGGACGCTGAGCGTCCATTTCGCGATCAGGACCTTCGCCACGGTCGGCGCCTGGCCGACCTTCCACTGCCCGTAGATCTGGCCGCGTAGGACGCCCAGCCACGCCTCGAGGGCTGCCCATTCGCGGGGCACGTCGGCCTCGTGCTTGGCGCGGTGAAAGCGCACCCGCAGCTGCGCCTGGCCGTACAGCACGCCGCTCGACCAGGTGTCCTCGGTGCCGAGGATGACCACGACCACGAACGGGCTCGTCGGGATCGCGTTGGGCGGCCGCGCCGTGGACACCCGGATGTTGGGCTGGCCCGCGGGCGGGGTGACGACACCCGGCGCAAACCGAGCGGCAACCGCGTCACCGATCGCGAGGTAGTCGGCCATCGTCAACCAGGCGGCACGAGGCGCCGGTACTTCTTGAGCGTCTCGCGGTCACGTGAGGACACAAACCGCGACACGACCGGCGCGCCGGTCTCGTCAGTACCTACGATGTCGGTTTGTCCTGACTGCCGAGCGTGCCACGCCCGGACCGCCATGGTCAGCGCGACGTCGGTGATGTCATCGGGGATGGCGGGCCAGCCCGCCGTGCACGTCAGGCTGACCGTCTCGAAGCCCACCGGGAACGTCCGCCGGCTGCCGATGGGGTGGTCCGAGAGGTACAGCCACATCGCGGGCCAGCCGGGCTCGCGGTCCTGCTCGAGGGGGCGCAGGAAGTAGTCCCCGGACGCCACGGCATCGCGCGTGTCGCCGGTGTAGTCGCCGACGCTCAGTGCCGATACCGCTCGGATGCCGCGCGGGAAGTACAGCCGCGAGGAGCCGTCGCCGTCGATCAGGTACGTCGCCGAGCTGATCGGCGCGAGGATCCGGCCAGCGCCTTGCGGGCTCTCGATGTACTGGTTGACCTGGTCGCAGATCGTGCCCAGCAGCGTGTCGTCGGTGACATCGGTGATGCCGAGGCGCGACTTGACAGCCGCAGTCGTGGCGTACGCGCCGGTGGCGGTCGGCATGACTCACAGGCTCCGGCGGGCGATCGAGTCAGAAACAGCCCGGCAACCGGTCATTTACCGGCCACCATCTGCCGCCAGCGGCGGATGGTCTTGGGTGAGACGTCCAGCTGGGTCGCGAGGGCGTCGACCGTAGCCGAGCGGTGCTGCTCGGCAAGCTGTGCCGCGGCGGTGGCGAGGCGCCGCCGGATCTCGTGCACGGTCAACCCGGGCCGGCCGCGGGCATCCGTGCGGACCAGCGGAGGCTGCGCTGCGCGCTGGGCGTACGGCAGCGCGGGATCGCGCCCGCACGACGAGCAGCGCTCGACCGCGGTCGTCGCGCCGCACCAGCCGCACACCGTGGCCCCCATCACTTCCCGCGCTTGGGCACGCGCCGGAGCTCGCCGGGCGCGGCGGTCGCCTGCTCGACCACGGAGGCTGACGCATCGAACGGCTCGAAGAACTGTCGCCGCGCAGGTGTGACGACCTCGTCGTCAGAGCGGACGATGTCGCCTGCCCTGACCACGCGATGTCCCGCGCTGAACGACTGGACGCAACGGAGCAAGGCCATTCACGAACCCTCATCACGGGGTGGGGGCGAGGCCCGAAGACCCCGCCCCCACGCGGGCTATGCCGCCGACGGGACGTCGAGCAGGCGGAAGGCGTCGTCATTGACCGAGTCGGCCCCGACCCGCCAATAGGCGAACCAGCCGCGCTGGCCCGTCGGGCGGTGGTTCGTCCCGACGATGTGCGGGATGAACTCGAGGTTGAACCCGATCCGGTCGTAGATGACGTAGTGACGGAAGTCGCCGATCACGAGGATGAAGTTGGACACCGCGCCCGCCGTGGTGACGGTGCCGTCCATCCCCGAGGCCTCGTAGGCGGCGTGGCCCAGGAGGCGGGCCGGGCGGCCGCCGCCGAGGTATTCCCACAGGCCAGCGCCGCCCGCGGTGTCAAACCGGCGGATGAGGTTGTAGATCGAGTGGTTAGCGACCCACGAGGCGCGGCTTGACGGCTGCCCGAGGTCGTCGAGCGTCGAGAGCCGGTACTTCGGGGGCAGCGCGCCCTCGACCGTGTACACGTCGCCGATGGCAAACGTGTCGTCTGCTGCGGCGTTGATCTCCGAGGCCGTCCCCGCGAGTGCGGTGACGATCCCGAATGGCTGGCCCACCCCGGTGCCGGTCGCCATGGCCTGTCCCTCGAGGTCGTCCTTGGCTTCGAGGAACAGGGTGCGCAGCTCCTGTTCGACCGCCGCCCAGTCCATGGCGATCTCGATCGAGCCGAAGGCAAACGCGCGCGCCGTGTACGCGGTCACCGACGGCTGGGTCAGGGTCGGCGAGTCGTCGCTGACCTCTGTCCCCTCGGCGTCGAATGACGCGGTCACGCCGCCCGACGCGACCCCGTTCCAGGATTCGGTCACTCCGGTGACAACGCGGCTGATCCGGCGAAACGGGTTGGTGGTGATGTTCTTGGTGCTGATGACGGTCGGGTCGAGGTTGAACGGGACCGCGAAGCCACCGTTGCCGTCCGTCAGCGACAGCGCTGCGCGGATGGCGGCCTGCTCCTCGGGGAGCAGGAGGTGTGCCTGACCCGCGAACACCTTCTGCGAGGCCTTCCGGTACCCCTCGGAGCCGGTCAGCAGGAGCCGACGTGCCGCGTCGACCGGGAGCCGCTGGATGACCTGCGTCATCCGCTGCTTGTCCGGATCGGGTACCTCGGGCATCTTCTCGATCGCGGTGATCGCCCGTGCGCGGACCTCGTCGGGGCCGGCGAGGAACGACAGCGTCCGAAGGTCGAACGCGTCCTCGGCGGTCTTCGCGATCCGGACGACGGGGGCCTGGGCAGGCTCGACGAGCGCGGCATTCGCAGCCCGGGTCCGGACCTCGGCCCGCTGACGGATATCCGCCTGGCGGGTCTCGATCGCGGTCAGCTCCGCGGTGAGGTCGTCGAACTGCGACCGCTGCTCGTCGCTCCAGTCGGTCACCGCGTCGAGCTGCTCGAGCTCGCCGGCGATCTCGGCCGCGCGGGGCGCGAGCCTGTCGGCGGCGAGCGCCGCGATCTCGCCGACGGAGTAATGCCCGATGCCGAGCGCCTCGGGCGGGATGAACCGGAGGGCACCGATGCCCGCCGGCTGGTACCTCGCAAACGCTGTGACCAGCGTGGCGAAGCGGAGGATGCCGTCCATGGCGGTGTGATCGACTCCTTACGCTGTGGCCGCGGCCCTGCGGGCGCGGTCGATGGCCTGAGCCCGTTCCTTGATTGACGGGCCGACGACGGGCGACGAGGTGCCGGAAGTGGCGGCGTCATCGCGGGTACCCGGGGTGCCAGGAGCGGCGGCGCCGGGGGCGGGGGTGGCATGTGCAGTGCGCCAGGCGAGGTACGCCTCCCGGGCGCGAACGCCCGCGGTCGTAGCCTCGTAGGCGGGGAAGGTGACGGGGCCGAACTCGTACAGCACGACCTCGCGGAGGGTGCGCGTAGGGAGTGACCCGTCCTCGTCGCCATCCTCCCACTCCTCGCGGCGGACGGAGAAGCGGAACGACTGCCCGTCGAGGGCGCCGGAGCGGAGCGACGCGACGAGGTCGCGGTTGTAGCTGGTGTCGTCGAGCGGGACCTCGACCCACAGCCCCGTCTTGTCCTCGCGCATGACGTCTGGCTTGCCGAGCGGCTTGTCGCCGATCGAGGGGTCGAAGCCGTGGTTGAACAGGACCTTGATCCGCTCGCCACGCTCGGCAAGGGTCTTCTTGAACGCCCCGGGTGCGATGCGCTCGACGAAGCGGCCTTCCCAGCTGTCGATGACCGTGTCCTGGTTGAACACCGCGGCGTAGCCGGTGAGCGTGCCCAGGATTCCCTCGTCAGCCGACTCGGCGCGCGTGAACTGCACGCGGGCGAGCTGGAGAGTCGTCATCCGGATCAGGTCGTCGCGGGGTACGGTCGGTACGGTCATGGTCGGTCTCCGTTCGTCGACGCGGGGATCAGGGTCGGCAAATGGGGAGCTACCAGCGCAGCGAGGGCGCGACCGGCGTCATCGGACGGTGGCGCTGCTTTCGTGCCGGGCGCCTGGAGCTGGACACTGAACAGGCCGGTATGGATGAGGCGCGACCAGTCCTCGGACTTGACCGCCGCCACGACGCTCTCGGGCGTGTAGCCCGCGTCGACGAGCGTGCGGATCGTGCGGCTCTCGAGGCCCTGGATCTCGGCGCGGTCCTTGGCGTCCTCGCGCAGGAACGGGATGTGGCGGGCGTCGTACCACAGCCGTGACCCCGGCGGCGGGGGAACGATCGACTGGAGCGAGCCTGCGATGTTCTGCCAGGCCGGGTGGGCGAACAGTTCGGCGAACCGCCGGCGCGCCTGGCCGTAGTTGGAGTACGTCGCGGCCTGCAGGCCCTCGGAGAAGCCCGCGATCACCGGCGGCACGCCGCCCGCCGCCGCGATGCGCGTCTCGCCGGCGCCCTGAGTGATCTTGAAGTCGAGCTGCTTGAGGTCCGAGCCGACAACTTCGACCTTGGCGCCGCCGCCCAGGTACAGCGTCCGGTAGACGTCGAGTCCCTTGGGCTCCTTCTCCTTGAATAGCGCGACCCAGTCCTTGAACGCCTGCGGCGGGATGGCCGGGTCGAGCGCCACGACCATGTTCGGCGTGGCGCCGTTCTCGAAAAAGCGCAGCTTGTGGTCGGTCGCCGCGCCGTCCGCCATGATCTCGCGGACTACCGGCACCAGCCATGACATGCCCCGCCAGGCCGCGAGCGGGTCGGGGACCGGCGCGAAGTGCGCCACCTCGTCCGGCAGCAGGAACTCCGGCTCGTTGCCCGAGTGGAGCCCGCCCGGGTAGTAGGCGTAGCCGACCACGTCGGCGTCGATGTCCCAAGCGTCGCTCGCGGCGGACGACGTCGAGCCCGAGATGATGACCATCCAGTCGGGCCGCTTCACAAGGTGGAGCCGTGAGCGATCGCGGGTACGTCGGACGATGAATGCGTTCCCCGCGAGGTCGGCCTGCAGGAGCGCACGGCTGAGGAGGTCGCCGGTTACCGCGTTCGGCCACGGCGTCTCGAGGATCCCGAGCTCCGGAGTGGCGAACAGCTCGCCGGGCTGGCCACCGCGCAGGGCCTGGAACTCGAACCGCGCCTGGGTGAACAGCATCAGCCGTGCGAGCTCGATCGCGAACACGATCCCGTTGCGCCGGTAGGCGGACTGGACGAGACCGGTGAACGTCGCCTCGATCTGCTCGGTCGTGCCCTGAAGCGTCTGCGAGATGCCGCTGAGCGGGTAGCTCGAGCCGTTGAACGTGAAGTAGCTCAGCCACTGGTCGAACGTGATCGCGGGCGCCGTCGATCGCGCCGGTACGCGCTCGATGAGCGTGCGCAGAAGCGTCGTCACCGCCCTGCTCTCCGCTTCGCGTCAACATCGATCCCGACAAGGCCGAAGGCGCCGATCCCGACACCTGCGAGCACGAGCCCGGCCGGCACGTAGACCAGCGCCACGCCGGCGACCACCAACGCGGCGCCGGCGACCAGGAACGCGAGGGCCACGCGGCGCGGCGTCATGCGTAGGCCACCAGCGGCTCGGGAACTGGCGGCGCTGCGGGCATCGTCATCGCCGCCTCGTAGGCGAGAATGTCCGCGAGGGCTCCGTCGATCTTGCGCCGGTCGTCCCCCTTCACCGGCACGACCGGTGTTCGGCCGTCATCATCGGGCGCCGCGTTCCGCGCCTTACGCTGATGCAGCGCCTCCACGTGCGCCGTGACTACCGGGTCCCCGTCGTGCGTGTGGGCGCCGCTCTGGACGGCCGTCTTCCAGCGGTCGAACGCCGCCGCCATGCGGGTAGCGCTGTTCGTGTCGAACCCGAGCACGATGTCCTCGCCGTACAGGAACGCCCACTTCGTGATCGCGTCGCGCCAGTACGCCGGGTCGCACAGCATCCGCCCGACGCTGAACCGAGCGAAGGCCTCGGCGACGGCGCGATCGACGTCGGCGCGCGGGACCTCCCATTCCTTGCCCGGGTGCGCGACCTGCCAGGCCGCCATCGCCGAGCCAGTGGGGCGCACCCAGGACCAGCCGGGCAGTGAGAAGCCGTGGCCGTCGGCGGTGCATGCCCGGAGCACGGTCGCGTCGCGCGACACGGAGCCGTCGAACCCGAGCCCGATGCGCGCGCCGACCGGGACCTCGACCACGGCCCGGCGAGAGGTCCACAGGTCGGCCTCGAGCGCGGCACCCGCGCCTGCCACGCGCCGATTGCCGAAGAAGCGCTCCGCCTGGGCCGGATCCTTCTGCGCGAGGTCCGCCGCCTCCGCCTCGATCGAATCGAGGTCTACGTGGCCACCGTTCTCGCGCAGCGTGTCGGGCGGATAGACCGCGAGGTGGATCCTGCGCCGCTCAGCCTTGTTGCCGTAGCTCAGGTGCTTGGGCGGCTCGACGTACTGGCGGTAGATGTCATCGGCCTTCGACTCGAACTCGCGCTGGGCTACCGAGTGCTCCGCCGGATCCCAGGCGTTCGTCGTCAACGACGCCCGGCCGCCCATGCCCGCGAGGCCTCGGTACTGGGTATCAGCGAGCTTGTCCATCCGGTTTGAGCGCGTCCACAGCCCGACCTCGTCCTGGGGAACGAACGTCACGCGCTGACCGAGGCGCGACTGGTTGGAGCTCGTGACGGTGTCGATCCGCCCACCGCCCGGCAGGCGGATGAACTCCTCACCCGTCTTAGGGATCAGGTCGTGCAGCGGGCCCTCGTCGATCATCGGCCGGAGCGCGTCGTACGTGTTCTCGGTCGAGTCCTCAGAGAACGCGGTGATCTGGATCAGCGGCGTCGGCCAGCGCATGCCTTTGGGCTCGCCCTCGTCATAGGCGTATTCCCACCCGCAGGCACAGCCGTGCTCGGCGCACGCGTACCCCTCGTCCCTGGCGGCCCAGCCCGCGAACAGGGCCGGGCCCACGGCTTCGACCGCGACCTGGGCGGCGATGAGCGGGTTCTTGCCGACCTTCTGTGGGCCCACCAGCAGCCCGCGTCGGAATACGAACGCCGACGCGAGCTGCGGGTTCTCCGGCTCCCATCGCGCGTCCTTCCGGACGAGGTAGAAGTTCAGGACGTAGCCGAGTTGGTAGTCGTACAGCCGGAACGGCTCGCCCTTGCGGAACCCGTCGGGGACCACGCAGTGGCGACCCATCCACTCGGGCACGACGAACATCGCGCGCCCCTCAGCCGCCGCCATCGATCACCTTCCAGCGGTCCTTCGCGGACGGCCCCTCGGTTCCGGTCGCGCGATGCGTGACGGGCTCACGGACCTGGCCAATCTTCCAGCGGAGCCGAGCCAGCCCGGGCAACGACAACCCGAGCGCTTCCTGCTGCTGGCGGACGAGCGTTCGCGACGCGACGGTGGCGCGCGGCTTCTCTGCGGCGACCAGCGAGCGGACGTACAGCGCGACCTCCTCGTGCTGGCCGTTGGCATCCCACATCACGGCCTGCGGCCGGCGCCACTCGCGCTGCCACAGCTCGAGCTCACGTCGGGTCGGGCGCGCCAGCGGCCACGCGGGCGGATCACCGGTCCGCCCCTCAAAGGGCAACGTGATCCAGGACGCCGCGTCACGGTCCCGGCGGAGCGCGTTCGGGTCCGGGGCGGGCCCGGAGTGCGGATGCCCGCCCTTCACGACAGAGCCACCAGGGGCAAAAACGTCTGACCTGACGCGCGGTTTTCGCACG